CCTACCGCCGGTATTTGGCGAGACAATGTGATGGGTTCCTTATGCCACTACAGAAACTAGCGTTAAAACCGGGGGTTAATCGGGAAAATACTCGTTACACCAGTGAAGGTGGATGGTACGAATCCGACAAAATACGGTTCAGGCAGGGCACACCGGAGAAGATTGGTGGGTGGCAGCGTATATCTTCTACGACGTTTTTGGGTGTCTGTCGTTCGTTATGGAACTGGGTAACCCTCGGCAGTCAGAACCTTATTGGCGTCGGGACTAACCTTAAGTTCTATATCGAAAATGGTGGTGCTTATAACGACATTACCCCCATACGGGCCACAGTCACCCTAACAAACCCATTCACCACCGTTAACGGTTCTCCTACGGTTACTGTCGTGGACGCTAATGGCGGGTACACAAGTGAAGATTTTGTTACTTTTTCAGGGGCATCTGCCATTGGTGGGCTTACTTTAAACGGTGAATATCAGATCACTGTAACCCCCGGCGTTGCAAATACGTACACCATAACAGCTTCTAGTAACGCCAACGCGAGTGGTACTGGTGGGGGTACGGTAACCGCAGCTTATCAAATTAACACCGGATCGGCGTCAGTAACGCCCATAACAGGTTGGGGAGCTTCCTCTTGGGGTTCTGGTGCATGGGGTATTGGCGAAACATCTGATATCCAGATTCGGTTATGGTCACAAGCTAACTTTGGTGAAGACCTCATATTTGCACCTCGCGGTGGGGCAATATATTTCTGGGACGCTACGGCAGGACTTACCGCTAGAGGCGTCACATTAGCCTCAATATCCCCTGCAACAGGTAACGTACCGAGCGTACAAGACCTTATTTTAGTGTCAGATATCAGCCGTTTCGTGTTTGCCTTTGGGTGTAATGACTTAGCCAGTGCGACGAAAAACCCGATGTTGATTCGCTGGTCAGACCAAGAAAACGCTACTCAGTGGACACCTGCGGCAACAAACCAAGCAGGTAGTCTGCAGCTATCGCGTGGGGCAGAGATTATAGCGGCCAAACAAGCCCGTCAGGAAGTGCTGGTATGGTCTGATTCGGCTTTATACGCCCTGCAATACGTCGGTGCTCCAGTGGTCTGGGGCGCACAACTAGTTGGTGAAAACATCTCTATAGCGTCTCAAAACGCCGTAGCGTACGCCAACGGGGTAGCCTTTTGGATGGGTGTGGATAAGTTCTATATGTACGACGGGCGCACCCAACCGCTGCCCTGTAACCTCCGAAAGTTTGTATTTAACGATTTTAACGCCGCCCAGTATCGCCAAGTGTTTGCGGGGACTGTAGAGTCTTACCATGAAATATGGTGGTTCTATTGCTCGGCTAACTCTAGTACGGCTGACAGGTACGTTGTGTATAACTATCTGGATAACATTTGGTATTACGGCACAATGACTCGTACTGCATGGCTGGATTCGGGTCTGAGAGACTACCCCTTAGCTGCAACTTACAGCAACAATCTCGTGAATCAGGAAGAAGGCGTTGATGATAACGAATTAGGAGCAAGCACGCCTATACATGCGTATGCTTCTACCGCTGAGTTCGATCTAGATGACGGACATCAATTCAACTTCATTTGGCGCGTACTTCCTGATATCACGTTTGACGGGTCTACAACAGAAAGCCCTAGTGCTGTTATGACGTTGTTACCGATGCAGAATTCAGGGTCTGGGTATAACTCCCCTGCTTCGGTAGGCGGGTCAAATGACGGTACGATTACCCGATCCGCTGTGTTGCCCATAGAGAAGTTTACAGAGCAGCTTAATACGCGGGTTCGTGGACGACAGATGACCATGAAGATAGAATCTACCGGTGCAGGTGTGACTTGGCAATTGGGGTCTCCAAGGTTAGATATGCGACCTGATGGGAGACGGTAGTGGCTGGGGATAACACTGTATACAATGTTCCGTTTCGTGCACCAGCTCTGCCGTATGCCCCACAAGTCTACGACCAGAAGTCGTTTGAGCAGTTTAATAACATATTACGGATATACTTTAACCAACTAGACAACGCGCTGAGAAACGCTATGGCAGTCCAAGAACCATACGAACTACAAGTAGCTAAAGGCCAGATTGCTGGTGCTTCGACGTTGTATAAGTTTGGTACCAATCCAGACATCGATAGCGCAGAAGAAACGGTATGGAGCACTGGGGGTGATTATCCGTGGCCTACGGCTGCGTTTACTGCGTTTATTAGTAGCTCAAGCACTGCCGATACTAGTGCAGGTACGGGTGCACAGACCGTAACCGTTGAGGGGGTAGACGAAAACTACGCAGCCCAAACCGTTACCGTCAATATGAATGGGCAGACTCAGGTACAGATTGGCGATGCTTCTGGTTGGTTGCGGGTTAACCGCATATTTGTTGCTACTTCTGGCTCTGGCGGTACTGCTGCGGGTACGATCTATGTCGCTAATAGCGGAGTTAGTAGTGGGGTACCTACCGGAATAACGTACGGCCAGATTGTACAAGGCGACAACCAAAGCCAGATGTCAGTGTATACCGTACCTGCTGGGTACACGTTATTCTTAGATGATGTTACGTTTACAGCAGCTATTGCTATCGCTAACAAGAACGTAACCGCTAAGTTCGTGACTAGAGACTTTGGCTCAAACACGTTTCGTACAAAGATCATACAGACAGTACAGAGCAACTTGCTTGTGCTACCTTTCAATTACCCGTTCGGCATTACTGAAAAGTCAGATATAGAATGCCGAGCCAGCTCTGATACCACCAACGTAGAAGTCGGCGCTTCATTTGAGGGGGTGCTAATAGCAAACTGATATGGCTATTAATATTGGCAAGATTAACGTACCTCCTCCAAATTGGAAAACTTACGATACAAATGGCGACGGCAAACTAACCGACGCTGAACTTACTATGTGGAATAATGTTGTACAAAATTATAAAACCTATATAGATCCTAACTTTGAAGACACCTACGAAGCAGGGACTGCAACAGGGACGGGAACGGGTACATCTGAAGGAACCGGTGTAGATCAGCTCGACGTTGTAGATATTATAAGAAACGTGGGTGCACAAGCTCTTGGTTCTGTCCTACTAAACGAACTTGCAGCTCAGGGTTATTCCGCAACAGATATAGACGCTTCTTTTGCAACTATGGGTTCTTCGACCCCAGATGCGTATTTCCCACCTAGACCCGATTTTGCAGCTACTCTCTACCCAAATGGGCCAACGGGCGAAGATGGTAACTGGAGTTCCGAACAGTTAACAGCAATTCAAGAAGCCGATCTTGACTTTAATCTTGACCGTCTGCTAACTGTTACACAAGCAAATAGAGTCGCTGAAGAAACCGACACTCCCTACGTGCACCCTTATACAGAACCGGCTTTAAATTATTTGCTAGGGTCTGAGGGGGCAGACTCGGACGGAGATGGGGTTTTAAGTACGGAAGAGTTAGGGGAGTATCTGGCTGATTCAGGGACGATAATGAACATAGTTGGTTCTGAATCTGAGGCAGCAAGTGCTATTGACCAAAATCAAGACGGAGTAATTAGCGAAGAGGAATACAGAAACGCAGTGGCTATGGGGGTAGTTAGCGAAACAGACGAAGATCCTAATCCGGTTCAAACAGCATTCTTAGCAGATATGGGGTTCGACGCCAGCCCTAGTGCAGCTTGGATGGAGGCTTTTACTAGAAAGTCTGCCGCTAGTTTCCAGACGGGCGCGCAGCAGATATTAACGCAAAGTTTACAAGATGCGGGGCTCGCTGTCCTTGGCATGCTCCAGAACGGATTACTTGAGCAGTTGGAGTCAGGGGAGGATACGTTATCCAGACCAATTATAGATAAAGATGCTCCAGCGTACTCTATTTTTGGAGCCGGGATTGATAGCTATTTTGAGAGGATCTTTGACGGCAAAGACACCATATCGAGGGACGCGCTGCTAACTAACGATGAGTTCTATCATGTAGGTATAAAGTTGGCAACAAGAAACAGCTCGACCCCTATGTTGAGTGCAGAAGGCATTACATTAACGGATACAGACCAAGCTCTCGTAGATCGTTATGTAGCAGTGCGGGATGATTACCAAGAAGAAGCTAACGATACTTATGCGGGAGACGCGAGCGCAGTAACGGCAGATGAAGTAGCTTCAAAAAGAACCGAGTTACTTGCTGGTGCACGAAGCCCGATAGCAAAAGCATGGGCATCCAAGATTACTGACGACCAAATACGCGACCGTATAGCTACGGAAAGAAAAAACGCGGCTATCCTAGCGAGGGCAAACGAAAAGAGTATTTACTCTCCTGAGTTGCTACAAAAACGTGATGAGCTTGTAGCGGCAGGTATTACTAACGCGGCAGCAATACTTGAAAACGTAGATCCTTTTTCTGAGCTTAGACCCCTACTGTATGAAGCAGCGATAAACAAAATAGGTGACGCTGCAGACGCACTAGTAGCAAGGCGGGACGATGCTGGCGGGTACTCAGACTTAGATCCTAAAACTAAAAACATGTTAAACCTTGCGTCTTTTGGTATACGTGCTGTAGGTAGCATGTCCGAGACTTTTGCGGGGGCATTGGCCCTTGTTGGAGAAACGTCTAGTGATAGTGTATTAGGGCGTTTTGGAACGGCACTTGTCAATTTAGCTTCGAGTATAGAGACTCAAGATTTTAAAGACGCAGCGGATGAAGTAGAAGCTAGGATAGGAAGAACCACAGGGTTTTGGGGTACTGCCAAAGCTATATTTGGCTCTGGTGATATACCATTAGAATTCCTACTACGTCAGGTTTTACCTGAAGTTGGAGAAGAAATATTACTTAGTAAGATTACTGGTGGTACGACTAAGGGTGTCAAATTTAATGGTGCAAACTCAGAATTTAAAGAGTTCCTTACCCACCCTGCTAATAGACCCGATGGTGCTCCTACATGGCTTAAAGACAAACTTGCAATCTTAGTTGGTAAAGATGAATTAGGAGACATGGCGGAGCTTATAGCAGGCACCGCTGGGGAGGCTTATGATCGTGCTTACTTCCTAGCAATAGACAGTACAAACCCTGCTACTGATAAGCCATACACTGAAGAAGAAGCAAGAGATTTTGCCTATGGGGTAATGGGTAGAGCTACGACGGGCGCTTTTATAGTGAACCGGTTTGCTGCTGGTGTATCTATAGACGACATGGTAGAGAACTTTTTCCCCGGTGCTGATAACAAGGCCATTAGGGAAGTATTAACTGCAATCCAAAACAACCCTACAGTAAAAACTTTCCTTTCTTTGACAGGAGAAGGGGCGAGTGAAGGTGGCGAAGGGGCTATTGCTGCATATTCTGTAGCGAGTGATTTGGTGGTGTTAGACTCCACTATTAATGTTTTAGGTGAAGCTGGAGCCGCTGGCGCACTGGGCACTGCGCTAGGTAGTTTAGTAGATATCTCCATGACTGGGGGTTTCGCTATAGATAACGCTGCTTCCAATGTCGCTGCAGCTTTTAACACTGATATAAACGACGTTCTAACCACTGCGCGAACAGAGCTAGATGCGGGTGCCAATCTTGCAGATGTAACCGCAAACATGGAAGAAAGTTTCAATGGTATGGGGTTAGCAGACGTACCCCTCCAGACAGACATATTAAACGGTGTTGATGATGCGTCGTACACCACGGGACTAGAAACTGAAGAGAAGTTTGATGAACTAGGCTATACGCCTACAGAAAAAGAAATAAACGAGTACATTGGCAAAAATAACGAAGCCGGTACACTCAACAATATAGAAGTCTATGTAGACCCCAGACAAGTTACTCTAGAGGAAGCTAAAGACGCACTTAGAGTCCAAGGTATAAACAACCCCACTGACCAAGAAGCTGCTGCATACGTCGGTCAAGGGGACGGGAATTTCCAGAGTACTAAGAATACAGAAATACAAGCATACGCTGACCCAAGAGTTATAGACGATGCGGAAGCTAGGGCCGCACTACAAGCGCAAGGTATAGCCAATCCAAAACAAGAAGAAATTGACCAATTTACAGGGCAAGGCGGTGTTAATTTTGAAACTAGCAACATAGGCAAAGCTACTGATTACGCTAACCCATTGTCCCTATCGACTGCAGAGATAGAAGCTGCCGCTGCAGAACAAGGATACACCCTATCAACAGGTGAAGCAGAAGCCCTTTCTGGGCGAATATTGCCGGGGCAAACAGAAGCTGAAGCTATAGCCAGCCAAGGAAATGTGTTTAACGCTGGGGCTATTACAGAAGCAGAACTGCAAGCGATAGCAGACGAACAAGGGTATACCTTAACCGATACAGATCGAGCCTTAATTGGAAACAACTCTAACGCTGCCCAAGCACTGCTTAATGTAGAAAATCAATTTAATGAAAGCGCAATCACAAAAGCAGAAATAAACGCTGCTGCACGACGTGCTGGCATTGACCCTAAAGATCTTACAGAGAGCGATTACGCGTTGGTTGGTAATATAGCGGAGAAAGACGCGGAGGGTAACTTTGTACCTGCGGGAGATATTTTAGCTGGAGAACAAGCACGTTTTGAAGGTAGGGTAGCAGATGCAACTGCAGCAGAACAAAAAGCCGCAGCAGAAACCGCTATTAAAGCAGCCGTTACAGCCGCTGGCGCTCCTGCCCTATCTGCTACTGATCTTGAACGCTATATCGGAATGGTTATCGGTGGCGGTCTTACTATCGCTGAAGCAGTAAAAACAGTAGAAAGGGATATTGAAGTGAGTAACTACGATACAGATGCTTATCTTGCAGATGCAGATTACCCTGAGAACCCGAATACTGCCTCTGATGAAACCCCTGCCATGTCTGCGTTTGATGTCCAAGCAATGAATTGGTTGTTCGGTCGGTATGGGTTAGACACTAATGCTTGGCCTGAAGGTATAGAAATCCAAGGAGGGGATATAAACGGGGACGGTATTTATAGCGCAGATGAACTTAGAGCGATAGGGTTTACACCCGAAATAGGCGCAGATCCTAAATTCTTTGAAGATCCTGAAGGGTCAAATACTGACTCGGGCGACATATCACCAACAGGTACCGATAACCAAGGTAGTGGTAACTCTGGTATTAGAGACCAAGTAGTAGCGGCTGTAACGGCGGCTGGTGTAACTTTAGCTGCAGATAAAATTGACGAGATTATTGCGGATATTGTTTCTGGTGCCGCTACTGACATAGACAAAGCAGTCGCAGATAAAGTTACAGAGTACCAGCTTGGTAATGACACTGACTCTGGTACTGATAATGGGCTAGAAGACTCAACCATTGAGGGCGACCCAGATGATTACGTAAAAGTAAAAGACTTTAATCGTGAAGTAGGTGCCTTACAAGACAACGTAATAGAGTTAATAAACGAATTAGAAACAGCGGGGGCAACTCGGGATGAGGCTCTTGCTTTAGCTATCGGTGTACCTGCAGGACAATCGGGAGGCCCATCGGGGATATACGCAGAACTTGGTAATTTCGCTACTTCAGATCAAGCCGAGGCAATCAAAAAAGTAGTTGATGGTATTGCTACAGAACTTGGTACAACTGCTGCTGATGTTGTGGCAATAAAAAGTAAACTGGACACTCTTGTAACCCAAGACGATATATCAGGTCTCGCCACTCAGGAAGACGTAGTAAATGCGGAAGCGCGTTTAAACACCCGTATTGGTGAGCTTGTAACCGAAGGTAAAACTCGTCTTGACGCTCTAGACATCGCTTTAGGCGAATTGGCTATTGATTTAGGTACTACTAAAGAGGCTATTACTAAACAACTTACCGCGTTCCAAACAAATCTAGATGCAGACCTAGGAAAACTTGCAACTAAGCAAGACGTTTTAGACACCGAAACTCGTATTCGGGATAAACAAGACGAATACCAGCGGCAAGGTATGAAGGCAGATGAAGCCTTAGAAGCTGCAATAAATGACGTTGCTACTGATTTAGGTACTACTAAAGAGGCTATTACTAAACAACTTACCGAGTTCCAAACAAATCTAGATGCAGATTTGGCTTTGCTTGCTACCAAGAAACAAGTTAACGCGCTTGAAACTGAGCTGTACTTAAAGTTATCGGAGTACGAAGCACAAGGTAAAACTCGGGACGAAGCAACTCAGTTAGCTATTAAAGATTTGGCTACGGATCTAAAGACTACCGAAGCTAATTTGATGACTGAGTTGGGAGTAACTCAAGACACCTTAACCAACAAAATTACTGAAGTTGAGACCAACCTCACTAACCAGTTCAATAGTCAGATCGAGTCTACCAAAGAACTTATAACCGAAACTGCGACAGAGACTCAAAAACAGATACAAACTACGGCAAACCAGAGCGCAGCTAGAGACTTCTTTGATATGGTATTGGGTTCTGAGGATCTTGAAGGGCAGCAAGTTACGGTAAGCCAGTCTCCTTTGGCGCAGATCAATTACATATATGATTGGCAAGATCCCTTAGCTAACCAACAACAGCGCGGGTTCTTTGGTGCAGCAAGCCCTTACGGAGAGTCGTTAGCTGCAGGGAAAAGCAGACGACCCCAGACAATCGCTAATGTTATGCAGGGGCCACTGAACCTGCAAGGCGCACCGGTAGGGCCAATGGGAGGGCCATTAGGTATGGCCGCAGGTGGTAAAGTAGATTATGATTTCCTAAACGAAATCTCACAAATAATGAGTTTTGGAGAATAAAATGGCAGGCTTTTTAGACTACCTTAAAGATGCTTCTGCTTGGTTAAAAGAGGAAGAAAACCAAGGCACTGTTGGGCTACTCAGTATGCTCGGTACAGCAGCGTTTTCGGGTAATGACTTCTTTGATACCCAAATAGAGAAAACAGGGTACCAAGGGGAGATCCCAGACTACACAGCCGTTAGAGAGCGTGTACAGGATACCTATGACCCCAATAGACGGCCCGGGAGTGGTGGGCAGCGGTTCTTTTCAGAGACAGAATTTGCAGAACAAGGCCAAGAAGCTTCAGCGCAACAGCGTGCGATCCAACAGGCTCTAAACTTAAAAGCACAGAACGTTGCTAACATGGCTAGACAGTCTAGTCAGTATGGTGCACCACCTGCGCCTCAACCCCAAATGCCGATGCCCGTTATGCCTGCCCCCGTCGCACAGCCTAGGACTATGGGTGCCCCTCCTTCACAGGTTGGCGCTATGATGCCCCCTCCTCAACAAGGGGGTCTAGCTAACTTCTCTCCCCAGTACAAATATGGTGGCGGCATTGCTGCTTTAGCTGGGGGTGGCGCTGCTTCTGCATACAATCGTAGTTACCATCCATATTCAGCGGGTGGAAGTACTGGTAGAGGTTATTACTTAGGGGGTTCAACAGATGGAATGGCTGACAAGATCCCTGCTACAATTGACGGTACGCAAGAAGCCAGATTAAGCGACGGGGAATTTGTTGTCCCTGCAGATGTCGTCAGTCACCTCGGCAATGGCAATTCTAGTGCTGGTGCTAACACGTTATACGGTATGATGGACAAAGTTCGACAAGCCCGTACCGGCAACAAACAACAGGGTAAAGAGATAAACCCTAATAAATTCATACCGAACAGGTAGAAGATTATGGCAGCAGCAGACGATCCTATTGTAGGGCAACAAACGGGGACAGAATCCTCCCTATCTAACTGGGCAGGTGATTACGTCACTAACATGTTGGGTAAAGGGCAAGCCCTTGCGAACCAACCGTACCAAGCCTATACGGGGCCACTCTCGGCAGGGGCTTCTACCGGCCAACAAGCAGCATTTCAAGGCGTTGGTAATCTATCTGTTCCTACCGGTCAAATGGGCGGGTTTTCAACACAAGCGCCAAGGGCGGCTTTCCAACCGCAAGGGTTTACTGCGCAGTCTGCCCAAGACTACATGAACCCGTACCTGCAAGCTGCGTTAGATCCTCAGATTGAAGAAGCGCGACGACAGGCGCAGATTACGCGTCTCGGGGATGCTAATAGATTAACGCAAGCTGGCGCTTATGGTGGATCTCGCCAAGCTATTATGGAGTCCGAGTTGAACCGTGGGTTAGGGCAGAACCTTGCCAATATTACGGGGCAGGGATACCAAACTGCTTACGATAAAGCTATGCAACAGTTCAACACGGAACAAAACCGTGAACAAGATGCTTATAACGCAGCTACGGGGCAACTCAATACTGAACAACAGGCGCAATCACAAGCACAAAATCTTACGAATCAGTACGGGCTACAAGCCCTACAAAACCAAGCTAGTCTTGGGGCACAAGAACGTGCTATCCAGTCAGAAGGTATTGCTGCAGATATTGCTCAGTTTGAAGAAGAACGAGACTTCCCGTACAAACAGACGCAATACCAACAGTCGTTGTTGCAAGGGTTGCCATTGGCAGCTCAATCGTATCAGTACGCGGCACCTAGCCAGTTATCTGAACTACTTGGGGGGTCTGGCGGTCTCATGGGACTGCTCCAAAGCTTCGGCTTAATTCCGTCAGACGCAGAATAGGGGGTAATTAATAATGGCATATCAACCAATTGAACCTGTAGGTTTGGGTAGAAATGTTTCTGCTGAGATGATGAAAGGTGGCCCACGACTACAAGAAGAAATTAAGACAATGGGGCCAAACACGATCAAGATGATTGCGTTGCAGCAGATTGCCGACCAGCAAAAACAAAAAGCTTCACAGGCAAATCTTCAGGCACAAACCAATCCTGCTACTGTAGTACAGCAATTGGAACAGCAGCTTGGTGGTATGGGTCAACCCCAGCAGAGTATGGGGCTTCCTCCTATGCGTGATAAAGCGCAACAGGTTGGTGGTGCACTTGCTCAGAAACAACAGCAACAGCAGAAGAATATGCAGCGCGCTGCACAAAGCCCACAACAAGGGCGACCTCCGATGATGGCTGGCGGCGGGTTGCTATCTAGACCTGCACCGAATATAGATCCACGGTACTTCGAAGGTGGCGGCATCGTTGCTTTTGCAGAGGGGGGCGGGGTAAGTAGTGAAGAATTAAAAGAGATGGGACTTACCTACGAACAGTTTGCGAAGCTTAGTTCTAAGCAACAAGAAGCGGTAGCAAAACAAATAAATTTTGAACGTAGGCAAAAACAAGACTTATCAAGGTTAGATCGAGTTGCATCTGGCACGCTTGATATTGCAACTGCCCCTATAGTAGCGGGTGCTAACGTCCTTGAAATGGCTAGAACCAGCGGAATAGGTAAATCGTTAGGGTTGGCTGACCCAGAAGAAGAAGCTAGACATACCCCGTATATGCAATTTATAGACAGAGCTAAAGCTACCGATGCAGCTAACGCAGGGCGGACTTCGCAAGAAGGTATTTTGAGTCAAATCAAGAAAGATATGGGTGGTGAAAGCGTACGCACAGGTATTGATACGCTCACTAAAGAACTACAAGGGCAATTTGACGAGAACATTGGTGGCCCCAGCAAAGACCCATTAACTCCTTATTCTGGCCCTAAAGTTCCAAAACCTGTAGGACAAAGTGCACCCGAAGAAGTGGAAGTAGTAGAAGAAGTAGTGAAGCCGAGACCGGCAATACCAAAGATAACTTCTACAGGTATAGATATCCCTAAAAGTCTAAAAGATGCGGGGCAAAGACCTGACAGAGAAGCAATAACAAAAGGTTTGGGTGCCCTTAAAACGGCGGGTGTAGATGAAGAAGCAGCGGCTAGGACAGACTACAAAAAACAA